TCAGCTTATATCCGATTTATTTTCTCCGGCAAGCCACCCTAGCCAAAATGATATAAGCATTAAAGCAATTACAAATAACGTCATTTCCATCACTCTCCTCTATATTGCTTAATCTGTTCGTAATAAGTGTTAGTAAAGTTTGAATCGCTTTTCTTCATATTACTAACGTCTGGCTGTCGTCCAGACTCCAGATTATTGATTTGATCTTTTAAAATCTTCCTGTATGCATATAGAGCTGACAACATCATGTTTTTATTATTATCATTACCCAATCCAAAATTATTAGATTTAGAAATTTTATTAACAACATTTAGTCCGGCAGACACTTTACTCTGCGTTGTCATCACTATTAATATTTTGCTTCTCGGTAATCTTGATTTGTCTATAGATTTTATCGTATTAACACTATCAGAAATACTGCTCAGCCCTGACTCCATCAGTATTTTATTTTCTTCTTTATCACTACTAAACGTATTCACCGAATCTATTTGATTATCAACTTTTTCCAACAAACTATACATAGCAGCGTTAGTGATTGTTTCCGATGTTTTGTAGTAAGTATAGTTTGAAAATAAAGGTATTAATAACGCGGCAAGTGCAATCAAAGTTGAAAAAATCGAAATTGCGTTTTTCTTTATAAAACTATCTTCTGAATAAATACTAGCCATAATGAACTGCTCCTTTTGCTCAGTTCATTATACCTGAATTTATTCAGCAAATGCAGCTTGCAACCAAACCGACTCGCCATTCATCTCTACTTCAATTGATGATCCAACACGTTGCAACACCTTGTATCGTCCATTCAAAGTGAAGTATTCCGGAACTCCGTTGTTACCAAGGCCGTTTTGGTCAGCCAATTGGTTACCATGACGGTCGGTCAACGTTACTGATACAGCCGGCATGTCGTTGTGATAATCTGCTACTGGAATAGCCATATCATTGTTTCGAACGTACACACCACCCAGCTCATATTGCCAGCTATCTAGATAGAATACACCGTTAAACTCTGCCGAGTCAGCTTGCGTGTTAGCGTCCAAGATTTCGACATTCTTCTTGTTTACCCATGAGTAAATATCATCGAGTAACACACGGTCGCCATCTACTTCAAGTACCTTGTGTGGCTCACCCTTAACATAGTTAGGAATAGCTTCACCAGTTGCGTAATGAGTAGCGCTGAAGTTAACCTTTACGGTCATTCCCGCTGCAATATCTGACTTCGGAGTGTTGTCGGCTTCCTTACCGGCATTCACAGCTGGCGTGTCCGTGTTTGGTTTGCTAGGATTACCGTTCTTGTATCCATTATCAGTAATACCGCTCAAGTCAACGTTACCGTCCAAACCACCGGCAACATAAGTTGATGTGAATTGAAACAGTCCAACGTTATCAAACGATGGGAAATAGTTGTAATTAGGCTCTGGCGTAACTTCATAGTTTGGATATTCAGCAAGCCAAAGCTCGTATGAATTGGCGATACGTTGCAAGTCTGTTGATGCTTGCAAGTAGTTCTTATATCCGTAAACCATTGGCGTGTAACCGGCGTCCTTGATACGTTGCAAGGCGTGCATGATTACGTCAGTGTTTTGTCCACCGCTCTCAACGTCAAGAGCGACAATTGACCCCTTTGGCGTTTGAACCTTTGGCAAAAAGTAGTCCAATACCTTATCAGCCGTCGCATAGTCAGTGATATCTTGCCACCACATATACGTGTGAGCGCGCTTGCCCTGAGCAATTGCGTATTGCACTTGCGTAGCATAAGTAGATTGATCATAGATATACCCGTGATAACCACCAATTTGCGCGATTGCGAACTTATCATGACCATATCCAAACTTACCTTGCGAACCTTGGTAGACTGACCAATCAACACCCTGGTCGCCTTTGGCAGCATGTACTGATGGTACTGATCCCATAATTAAAAGCGCCCCAGCCGAAGCCAAAGCGCTTTTTAGCAATTTATTCATATGATTATTCCTCCGTTGTTGATTCTGAAGCTGAACTTACTGGCGCCTCCGTTGCTGAGCTTGCTGGAACTTCTGGAGCTGAGCTTACTGGAGATTCTGTCGCTGAGCTTGCTACCGTATCTTCTGAACTTGCTACTGAATCATCTGCTGAATTTACTGGTGCTTCTGTCGCTGAGCTTGCTGGTAGTTCTTCAGCAACTTCAATGATTGGGTCTGACACATAGATTTCTGCGTCAGCCACCATGTTCTTGATCTTAGCCAGGCCAAGGCGTTCCCAGTCCTTCGTGTTGTCAGTCAACTTAATTCCATCGGATTGTCCTAGCGTCATTTGACCACCCAAATATTGGCTGAAGTCTTTTGAGTTACGGATTGAATAAGGCAAGATTACCTGTGATAGTTGAATACCCGTACTGCTGTTATTTACTTGAATTTGCGGTGTGTCAAAACTTACTGTTACTGTCATTTTTTTCATTTCCTTTCATCTCTTTGACAGCCCATTCGATAGCTTCATCAATCTGCTTAGCAGTGAACAGGTGTGCCTTGTCAGCTTTCATCAGATAATCTGTAATCATCTTGATCGCTTGAGCCTTTTGCGTTTGGCCACCGTCAAAGGCCATCTCAGCCCACTTCACTGCATGTTCTGCAATACCTAACAAGGTTGTGAGCCTCTTATTGCGGGCAAATCGTGTTGATAGCCAACCAATGCCCAAAATTAAAAGCGCTGGCAGGATTCCACTATCCCACAACGCTTCTACAAGGGTTATTAAGTTATTCATTGTCATCGTGATGTTCCCTCCAATCTTCGATTATGGATATACGCTTTTCGTGGTCATCAAGTCGTGAATCATAGACCTTCAAGGTGTCCTGCAAACTGGCAATTGTCTTATTCAAGCTGTCGATTGCTTTGACAAAGGTCACCCTTATTACAAACCACATTGCGGCACTTAGGGTTGCCAGAACTGTGAGCCAGCCCGCTAAGTCGTGTGGAAAAAATCCCATATCATACGCCTTTCTTTTATCACTTAAAGTAGCTGACAGAGCCCTCAACGTATAAAACAATACCTTTGTAGTCTGTGGTGTTATTCTCAACACCTTGGCGCATTTGATACTGAATCTGTCCTGCGTTATTAATGTGTACCATAAGAAGTAGGTCTGTTTGAGTAGAAACTCCACCAATCCCACTACGGCCGCCCATAACTGCCGTTACGAAACTGAAAGGCTTTGTTATGTTGCTAGGCATTTGACCCAAGTCGTGCCATGAATACGAAGTATCACCTGTGAAGGTACCCGTAAACCAAACCTCTACGCCGGTTGCAAACTCTCGGAAGTCCATTCTTAACCCGTTTGCAGTAACAGTACCGGTCTTGACACTTGACGTTTTAACATTAGCCAACGTTGTGTTTCCTGTGAGTGTCTTATCACCCGCAAGAACTTCATTTCCAGAGTTATGCACAACACCGTCATCGTCCGCCAAGTTGTGCCAAGTCTTTCCGTCCCTTGATTGTTGGATAGAAGTTCCGTCTGACTTGAAGTTAGGCGTGCTGATTGTCTTTGCCGTAACCCCGCCGTTAGAAGTTACATTGCTTGCTGTAACACCCTTGTCGAACGTAGCTGTTTCAGTGAAGTGATTTTCAACGTTCAGCATAGACACCTGCTTGGAATCAATTTGCCCTGCCAGATTCTCAACTGACGTCTTCAAAGTTTCGTAAGCAAGTTGTTGCGCCTTGATGTTGTCATTCAAACCACTGATACGTGAGTTTGCTTCATCAATAGCCTTTTGTACTGAATCGATATAGTCCTTTGAAGCATTAGCTGTGAACAGAATGTTGTTAGCCAGTACTGTGAACGTTACAGGGATTGAACTGATAACAGTCCCAGTGCCATCTTGAACACTTAGGTATGCTTCTTCAATGTCACCAGCTGATTGGTACATCTCTCCTGGGATTAGCATTGAAAACAACCCACCAGTGGCTGAAATCATGTCGTGAACCCCAGAAATTTGCTTAACCTTACCTGCTGAATCCTTTGCCGTAAGAACAACGTTTTGTCCGTCAAGGTTATGTGGCAAGTTGCCGTCCTTGATAGCAAAGTAAACGATACGACCGTTGTCACCCTGACGCCCTGAGAGTGAGTCAATCAACGTCACATCAGTTGTGTCTAGCAACGTGTTAACAATGGCATAGCGACCCTGCGATTGTGCTTGTGTAGCCATATTTTATTAATTCCTTTCGATTAAACCGTTGAGAATCATAATCTCAACCATGTTTTGCAATGTGTTTTCCATAGCGACCAAGTGGCCGTTGAAGTCATCATAAGATTCCCCCAAACTACTTAGATCACTGCCCCAATATTCATGTCCTTTGGCCTGCATGCCCTCCATATCGACAAAATGGTACTCGTTGAAGATGTCCACCAGTCGATTGAGGTTATTTTTGAGCAAAATTAAAGCACTCCCAATATTTGAGAATGCTTGCTCGTTGTATTCTGTAATGTTCAGCGTCTCAATTGGTGTCGGCATATCTGTAATCATGCCAACATCATAAAACGCTTGGTAAATCTGGTGAGCTGTACCATCAGCCCCAGAAATACGCTCAGGTAAATCCAAAATCATTTTATTCCACCACCTTTGTTGTCAGTGTCCCCTTATCATCAACCACCAATTGATACTTAGTGCCATTTGGACTGGTTAAGACCACTGTGCTCAGGTCAGGCTTGCCTGCGATAGCTTGCCAATGGGTGTAGGCATAAGCCTTATTTCCATCGGGGTCAGCATATTGCACGATTGGTGTGCTCTTAGGTGGCTCAGGTTCTGGATTAGGTTCTGGCGTAACACGGTCTGACTTAGCAAAATTATGCCATGCTTCGGTGTCACCATAGAACTTGTCCAAATCCAGATTGCCATTGTAGCCACCTAGGCGACCCGTTGAAGCGTATTGGAATATTGCTGGTCCACTCCATGATCCATACCCCTTAGCGTCCGTCCATGGGTCATCTTGGTACCCAGTGGGGTTTGAATCTGCATATTGGGCGACCCAGAGACCATAATTGGCACTCACTGATGACCAGTCATAACTGCTTGTGACTGACTTGCTCATGTAAATCAGTGGCCTGATACCAGTCTGTTGGTACACGTAATCCAAAAAGTCCTTAGCGTAACCAACGCCTTGTGATACAACAGCACCTTCCCAGTCTAGGAACAGGGCAGCCTCTCCAAGATACCCTTGAATGTTACTCAGGAAGAACTTAGCCTCTTCCACAGCACCAGCACCTGTTGCAAAGTGGTAAACACCTAACAACCGGCCTGCTGACTTAGCGCCTTGGTACTGCGTATCAGCTTCGGGTGATACATAGGTGGTCCCCTCAGTGGCTTTAATGATGACGAAATCAGCAGGGACAGCACTTAGGTTAATGCCAGCCTGCCAATTGCTTATGTCGATTCCATTTAATGTCATTAGCTGACCACCTTTCCGATAACCCACATGTTACCTGTTGTTCCTGTATTCCTTTTTGCTGTGTTGACTGCGGACTGTTGTACCTTTTGGGCGTCAAGGAAATTCTTGCGGGTGTTGTTCAACGTAATCTGAACTGCTGATGTCGCAAACGGTGCTCTTACAATGCTGACCACTTCAACTGAAGTCTGGAACCCGTTATCAAGCATCTGTACTGTCCAATTTTCACCCAAAACAACGTCTTCATTACCAGCTGATGTAACTGTCATAGCCAACGAGGGCTCCAATACAAATGACTGAGAAGCCAAGTTCTTCATGATGTCTGTTGAAGTAATCTTGTCACTTTCAACCCTTGCACCCTCCTTGATACCCCACTTAGCAACTGAATCTGCGTCCTGTACCTTGAAGGGTGAGAATGCTGGTTGTTCCATGGTTGATACAGCTTGCACGGTATTCACAATGCTGGTTGCGTCATACTGTATTTGTACTGCGGCAGTATCATTACGATACCTGAATACCTTGCGGGTATTAGTAACGTATGAATCTTTATCGTACAAATGAATGACCTTATTATCAGGAACGATGGCATATACACCGAATGCACTCTTGATTGTCGACAGACCTTCGATGATTGACGTGTTACCAAAATCCGTTAGCGTCTTGTTGCTGAAATTACCATGAATCTGATATGAGTATCCATCGCCAATATCTGTGAGCAGAAAATTCAAGGCGTCTGTCAGACTGAATGAATTATCACCCTGTCTAACGTTGTACTGGAACCGATTGTTGAGCTGGTAAAAGATGTGCGTTGCCGTAACTGTTACGTTGTGAACACCACCAGTGTTGTCATCAGTCGCCTGTTTAATCACATAGGTTTGACCGTCATATTGCACCAGATTCTCCACTTGTAACAAGGCAAACCCAAGTGACCCATCGTCATACGCTTGGAAATCAACTTGGTAAGTTTCATTCTTCGTACGGGTGAGCTGAAACGTGCTGAAATTCAGTGAGGATAACGCTTGTGTGGACTTGCCGTCCCTCGATTGAATAACAACCTTATCTTTACTGTAAGACATTTAGAAGTACAAGAATGGGAAGCTGAAGGTAACATTGGCATTGCTTAGCCCACTTAAACGAATGTCATTATCTCCACGTTCCAACTCGATGTGCCCAAAGTCCGTATCTACGTTAGTTGAACCATTCAACGTTGGTACCACACCATTCAATACGAACGTATCACCACTTCCCATAGCCTTATTCAATTTGATACTGGTGCCATTTGTCTGATTGGTCAAAGTAAATGCACCCGAACCTTTTACTGTAATCACCAAATCATGGTGGTTAACGTATGGGTCAATGGCTACATCTGAAGGGTTGTAAATATTGAATTGATTACTGGTACCAACATAGATCAACGGCTTGGCTGGTAGATTCATACCAAAGCCCAAACTGCTTAAGTCATCAGGTAACTTGTCAGACCTGACCAAACTCTGTGCCATGCCACTTGGATTGGTGAACACAAGGTCTACCATGCCCTGTGAAGAGGCTTGAATTGGTGTGATGTCTGTTGGGTTAGCCATTACCCAAAACGTCTTATATGGCTCCTGTGAGCTTCTCAGACGTATCAAACCACGTTGGTAGAAGATACGTTGTAACTCTGCCTTAAGCAACCTGAAATCAGCCATATTGCGCCCCTTAATGAACAGTGACACTGTGACTTGATTGGCGCCATAGGTGGCATTCTGTAACCGTTGGCCATCTGAGCCTGCTATGGTTAGCCAGTCACCTGATAACTGAGGTGCTGATGACTTCATATCCAGAAACTTCACAGATGGAAGTCTGGCCGTCAAGTCATATTCTTTGCCACCGTAGGGCTGTACGAATAATTTCATAACGGGAATATCCTTTCGTTAAATTGATTGATAATTGTGCGTTGTTTGAGCCATGCCCATCTGGTTCATCAGGTTGGGTAAGTTGATACCACCTTGAGCCTGCATAGCCTTGAGCTGGTCTTGGTTAACGCCAAGCATGAGTGACAATAGTGAAATTACGTTGTCGAACTTTTGCTCCAACTGTGTTGTATCTGATTGAACAACAACCTGTTGGGCCTGTGTACCGTTGATACGTTTGTTAGCTTGTGCAAGTAACTCGTTGGCACGAATCTTCTTGGCTGGATCCAGCGGGATGATGATTTCAGGCATGTTTTGCTCTGCGACTTCATAGAAACCATGTTGAGAGACAATGCCACCTTGAGCATAACCGTGACCCTCACCAAGTCCCGCTAGGTTTGACCCGTACCGGTTCTTAGCGTATGCCAACGCAGCCAACAAGTTATCGTAACCATTGAAGATATTCTTGTGTCCTGGGAAGGCATAGGCATTGAAGGTTGCTGAGATAGTCTGCATAAGTCCCTTAGCAAGGTCACCAGTAATCGTATTGATATCTGTGTAACCACCTTGGACAGCCTTCTCATTACCACCTGATTCAGTTTGAATCTGACGTAGCACCTTTTGGACCATGCTCTCTGACGTTGACAAACCGTTCTTATCAAGCGCCTTAATAACTAAGTCCTTCCAACGCTGTACACCAGACCCAGCTGGAGCAGACGTTCCCTCGTCATCGTGCTTTTTCTTCAAAGACTTGAACATGTTGACAATTGGCTCTGCAATACCTTGAACCAACCCGTTAGACATAGCTGGTGCAATGTTAGTCACCAATGAACTTCCCGTGACACCAGACACTGCCTTGTTCATGATATTGCCAAGTGCCTTGATAGGGTGGCTGATAAATTCCGTTAGCTTGTCCCACTTATCCTTAATCCACCCCACCGCTGTATCAAGCCAGTTGTCGGTACCGTTAGCGAAGTGTGGCAATGCATGTGCCGGAATAACCGTTTCACCACCACTGAACTCAACCAATCGATTACGTCCTTCAAGAACCGTAGCCTTACCAGAGTTGTCGATAATTGCTTCTTTATAGTGTTCTCCGGGTGCATCGTTGACGATGGCCAACCCCTTTGGAGCACCCTTAGTACCGTTGGCAAACTTAGGAATCTTACCGATGGCTTCCTTCTTACCACCAAACGTATGGATAACTGTGTTGATACCACCGATACCATTGTTGATGACACTGATAACGTTATTGATACCATCACGGGCAAAGTCCTTCAATCCATTCCACATATCGGACCAAAATCCTGATACCTTGTCCTTAATACGCCCAAATAAGTTCCAGACTGAACTACCAAAGTTCTCAATGCCGTGCTTAATAGAACCAGCCTTCTTACCAAAGATTGACTCTACATAGTCCCACAGTGCATTCCAGATACCCCGAACGTCTTTACCAAGATTTCCCCAGTTTCCTGTAAAGAAATCAGTAAACAGTCTCAATCCCTTCTTGTAGACATTGACGTACTTATCAAATACGTTCCCAACGTAACTCCATGTTGAGTTCCATGCTTTACCAATGCCATCAGTAAACGAATGCCAGCCTTTACTGAAGCTACGACTGAATGAGTTGTAACCCTTGGTTACTGACTTCCACGCATTACCAAACCACTTCGTAATTCCTTCAAAGAATTGCTTAGCAGACTTCACCAATCCGTCTACGAATTGTCGGAACTTCTTATTGTGCTTATACAGTAGTACGAACCCTGCCACCAAAGCTGTGATTGCCACGATCAACAATCCGATTGGATTGGCTTTCATTGCTAAATTCATAGCCTTTTGAGCCAAAGTTTGAGCCTTCATCGCAGCGGTCATTACCTTTGACTTAGCTGAAGCAACCGTCTGGGCCAAGCTAAAGTCTTTTATTTTCCGAGTCAACGAAGCAACATTTTCACGTGTATCAGATATGAAGCTTCCCAAGGCCTTAGCTTTTTCGACACCCTTTAGTACAGCAAAAGTGCCTTTTAGGGCAACGTTAAGTGCCAAGTACATCTCTGCCATAAGCTTAACTTCTTTAGGGTGCTTTGAAGCAAAAGCGCCTACCTTTTCAAGAAATGGTAAAGCAGTTTTTATCGCGTCACCCAGTAGTTTGAAACCTGCACCACCAATGTTTTTGACCATCTCAAAAAAGTTCTTGATGGCTTTTGAATGTGTGCTAACAAAATTACCAAGCTTCTCAATCTGGTCAGCCACGCCATTAGCAATATCGGCAACGGGATTCTTTGTGCCCTTGAAGGTCTTACTGAACGCATTGGAAATGGTGTTGACCGCTTTATTAGCTGAGTCACCAACGTGGTCAAAGGCCGTTTCTACTTCCTTTCCATCAAGTGACTTAGACATGTTCTTCAAAAAGTCGTTATTGGATTGAAAAAAACCGCTCGTTATCTTACCTGATAAGCTCTTGTATTTCTCTTCCAAGTGATTACTGAAGCCATCGAGAGTTGTGTAGTAATTATCTAACCCATGTGGCTTGGCATCTGACATCGTCTCAATAGCCTTTGAAAGATCAGCCATCGATAGCTTTCCATCAGTAGCTAATTTGTTAATCTCATCTCGGCTTTTACCCATGCTAGTTGCTAACGCAGCATTAAATCCTGGCAAGGACTTTTCCATCTTAGTAAGTGAACCGGTTGTGATTTTACCTGAAGCATTTACCTGTGAAAACTTTTTAATAATACCTTGCAGAGACTCATCAGATTGCCCCGTAGCACGACCCAAGTTAACGAATGCATCAGACAGGGTCTTTGCACCATCGGCACTTTTAGTAAGTCCATAAGTCTTTTTGGTCAACAACGAAAGGGTATCGGTAGCATAGCCCGATTCTTCTTTCAATGCCTTAACGTTGCCAATCAGAGCCTTGCTCAACTTGTCATCGCCATTAGTGAAATTGTCCATTGATACAGACAAGGATTGCATTTCTTTGTTGTATTCAACGCCAGCCTTCATAGCACCAGTGAACTTGCTTTTAATGTCGCTCAGTGTACTAGTTATTCCAGTGGCTACAATATTCCCCATAAGGACACTTTTAAATCGTCTGTGTGTACTTGATAGTACGTCATTCAAATTTTTGAGTTGTGCCTTAGTCGAAGTAATACCACTAACATCAGGCTTTATCTCGGTATTATTTAAGGCCTTTATTTTGTTAGTGGCTTCAGCAATCTTAGCCCCAGTTTGCTCGACTCGTAACTCTTGTAGCTTATAGGCTTTAGAATTCTTATCTCCTGAAGCACCTAACTTTTCAAGCTCGTTCTTTTGAATCTCTAAAATCTTAGTGTACTTGGATTGCACTGATGAAAGACCATCAATTCGAGCTTTATTAGCTTCCTCAGTCTTCCCCTCAGCTTCTAACCTTTTAACACGGGCATTTGTTAGATCATTTGAGCGTTTAATTTCATCGTTCAGCTCTGCTAATCCACTTTTTTGGTAATCATAAGACTTTTGCGCCTTTTCGGTTTGAGCATTCAACGACGCAAGCTTACTTTCTGCCTGTGTTATCTGTGAAGCATACTTTTGATAGGTAGCCTCACCAGCTTCAGTTGAACGATTAACTTCAGCTTGCTCTTGTCGCAACTTCTGAAGCACGTCTTTTTGCGCTTCAACTGATTGTGATAGCCCTTTATACTTAGCTTCACTGGCGCCAAGTACATCACCAGAAGACTTAAGCTGGGACTCCATTTGCTTCCACTCGTTGGTGGAGTCCTTAACAGCTGACTTCAATTGGCTAAGTGATTCCGCGGCCTTATTGGTGTTCAAGCCAATCTCTGTCGACATTAAACCGGCTACTTTTTCTTTTGCCATGTGTTACCTCCTTTCTTTTTATCCAAGTGACTGATACATGTTCATCATGGCGTCTGGGTTCTGCATTTTGTCGTCTTCAGAAGCGTTCATGATTTCCATCAACTCATCATAATCAGACTCCTCAATTTCGTCTAAGCTCCAGTGCAGATTCTGCATGGTATCCTTTTCGAACATTCTTAAATCAGCCAAATGATTCGTATAGGTCATAACACGTTCAATTGGGGTTACTCTAAACCCTCATCATCATCTTCAGATTCTGTCAAAGCCTTCTCAATTTCTGATTCTGACATGCCCATCAAACGCATATTCAAGCGTTGTGCAATAGCCATAACATCTTCTTGGGATAGCTCTTCAAGTGCCTCGATCTCAGCTGGCTTAAGCTTCAACATGTCGACAACGTATTCTGTTAAGTTGTCCAGTGCGCCCATTACAGCTTGTAGTGATTCAACCCGTGCGTCCTCTTGCATAGAATCTTCCAACGTAGCCATCTTCAATTGAATGGCATATGTCTTCTTTAAATTCTTAACACTGGCTTTTACTTCAAAGGGTGCCTTACGTAATTCCTTAAATGAAATTTTCATCATGTATTCCTTTCTTGGGTACAAAAAAAGGAGCCCACCTGATTATTCAAGTGAACCCCCGTTCATATTAGGGCTTCTCACCCCATTTGAGCCTCTTTATTGTCGTGGCTGTAGGACAATTGGAACGACCTTATACGCTGGGCGTGGCAGGTGCCGGAGCAACCGTAGTACCAAATACATCAGCTTGCATGGCTGCCTTGTCGAACTTAGAGTCGAGGTCTGAGTAAACCTTCATAGCCTCGTTGTTCCATGCTTCAACACCGAATGAAGTGAATGTCAGTTGGTCATCAACACGGACTTCGTTGTTCGTATCAGTTTGTACGTTGGCTGCATTTTCTTGTACTTCACCATTAGCAAAGCCAAACCAAATTGAGTTAGTACGCTTGACATTTTGCGTTTCGATCGTCATAGCAACTCGGGGGCGGTCACCTTGTACGAATCCACCCTTACCATCCGAGATACGTCCAAGCAACTTTTGCTTTACGTCGAATGGCAAATCGTTAAAATCCAAAGCAACTGATGGTTCACCCTTTACTTGAGTTTGGTCAACCTTAGAGTTGTTACCGTATACCGGCGTACCATTAGCTGAGATGTTTGTGATGTTGGCTGACTTAGCACCAAGCATCTTTGTGGTTACGGGAAATAGACCGTCTGCTGACAATCCTGCATCACCCTTCAATAGAGCACCTGTTTCCTTATCACGCAATGCCAACGTGATAAGCTTCAATCCTGCAATAGCCATAAAATGTAATTCCTTTCAATAAAAAAATGAGCCAACCGTTATTGGTCAAGCTCATCAAGTGTCATTGTCTTATTTACTTCAATAATTTTAATAATCTGCTGTCCATCGGTTTGGCTAATATCCAAGTACCGTGGCTGGCTGTCTGTAATACGCCATGAGAAGCTCTCTAAGGCCTTGTACAGCGTTATCTCTTTACTGATAAGGTTCTCTTCGTCAAGCCCATAGAATACCTGCAAACGGTACCCAAAGGCTATCTCATTGAATGTGTTACCACCAAATATCGTGATGTCTGAGTTGCTCTCAGTAATCAGCACTTGGGTGACATTCTTATTGTTGATGACTTCCTCAGGGATCGCGTAGAAGTACACTTGCCAATCGGGGAACACTGAATGAACCACGTTATCGATTTCTTCCACTGGTGTCATTGGTTATTCCTCCTATCGACAATCTGCTTGTATACTTCTGCCTGAGCTTCAACAATCTTAGCCTGCAACTGTGAGTCGTTACGTAGGTTATCGATTGCATGGTCACCGTTGATAGCAACCTGACCGCCCTTCTTGTACTTACGTCCTTTTGCGGTATACATTGGAAACTTCGTACCATTCTCAATGAAGTTGGCAATATAAGCCTTGTCCTTTGTGAACCCAACTGTTGATGAACCATTCTTCATGCCGTCTACGTTGGTACTCTGCGTAGTAACTGAATCAGCTAAGTGCGGGTCTTTACCAGTCTGCCTGTGTCGGTAGTGATTAGCCTTGTATTCAGCTTCAAGCTCCTTAGCAAACACATCTGCGCCTGCCTTAGTAACCTTAGCCTTATCCTCAACCGTCATCTGTGTTGATACTGCTTCAGCATCTTCGATAAAGGCGTTCAAAATGTCCTCAAGTGATTGTTCTGCCATACCCTATGCCCTCCGTTTCAATGTAACGAAGTCATACGCAATAATGGCGTTGCTTTCATCTGGTGAGTATTGCACGATGTCGAACATCTCTCCGTTAATCTGAGCTACCTTAACACCTTCCACAGCGGTGTTATGGCGTACCACGATGACCTTAGTGTTGTCCAATGCAGTACCTTGAATTTGATACTGTTGGTTTAACGTGCGGGTCTTAGGTGCATACCAGAGGCTGAATTGCTTAACGAAGGTCTTCTTGATGGAACCATTATTTGGGTTCTGCTTTGATTCTACGGTACCGAAGTCTGCCTTACGATTGAAATCAGAGGGTTTAAATGTTGCCATTAAGCACCTCCCTTAATGATTCCCGTAAGCTGTTGCAGGATAATCATCTGACCATGTGAGAATCCATCTGTAAGTGCCCTATCGTAATACAATGATGTCGCTACGCTACCAACCAACCGATTAAACTGTTCTGAGGCCAACTCAAGGGCTACCTGTTCCGTTAGCTGTGAATCAATTGAGCCACGAATAATTGCACTGGCATCTTTGATTAAGGTACCTAACGTAGCAAGCTCTTCAGGTGACTGGTCAATGTGTAATTCATCAGCCAATTGTTCTGCTGTAATAAGTGCCATTTAAGCGGCCTCCTTTCATGTTTGTTATTAGATTACTTTGCTGGTGCTGCGGCTGGGGCAAACGTCAAGAACTTACCAGCTTGTGCATCAGCAACTTGCCAGTCGGCACGTAATGCAACGGCCAACTTCTTACCAAAGATGTCGTCATCTTGCCACTCAACAGCGATGTCTGAACGCATAGCCTCCAAAGCAAATGCCTTCACATCACCAACGAATGCATGTGCTTCACCAGCCTTACCAAGAACGTCATCGGCAACTACAACTACTGAGGCACCCAACAATTGCTTACCTGATGGTGAAGTAATTGAGTCTTGCAACAAGTAGCGCCCATCAGCGTCCTTAATCTTGTCGATTTCAGCAAAGAATGACTCAGATACAACGAACATACGGTTGTAATTTGACAACCCCTTGTTAAATGCATCCTTGATGCCATCAACGTCTGATACAGTAACTGCCGCAGCCTTTTGCAACACTTCACCAATCTTGTATTGCTCCGTCAAAGCCTTCGCCTCTGATACATAATCTGAAACAATTGATTCAATTTCAGGTGCATCTTGCAACATTTCCATTGACACTGGCAATACACCACGGTATGTCAACGCCTTGTAATCAACACCCTTCAATGACAACTTTGCCAATTCTGGGTTTTCCGCCAATTCAGCTGTCGAAGCCAATCGTGCAGTGTTCTTAGCCAATACTGGCAGTGAACCTACTCCTGACGTAACGGCAACACGGTTAACGTATGATGCCAATTGCGTTGGATCGTTTGGAACCTTTTGAATGTCCAAAATCTCCTTAGGGATTACAACGGCACCTTCTACCGTAGTCAATCCATCACGTACTTCCCCTGACTTCAAAAAGTCCTCAAATGCTGAGTTTTGCTTTCCAATAACTGCTTCCATGTTTGTAATGTCCTTTCCTGAACGTGTTTCTTCTTCTGTGTCGTCTGGGATTTCAATATCTTCCCCATCACGCTTATCTTCTGGCTCCGTAGCGTCTTCTGCTGGCTCCGTAGCGTCCTCTGCGGGTGCTTCTTGCTCGGATTCAGGCTCCAAATCCAATGCCTCGTTGATAGTCTCAATTTGGCCTGTCAACGTTTCGACTTCTGCCTTCAGTTGCTTTACTTCTTCCATACCGGCTTGAACATCGGCTACGTCAGTAGCGTCATCTTCTGCACCAGCACGGACTTCTTCAATCTTTGAGTTCAGAATTGCCTTCTTTTCCGCCAACTCTTCACTCAACTTGTTTAGTCGTTCCATGTTTACTTCCTTTCGTGTGCAAAATAAAAATCGGCACCAGATTATCCGATGTCGATTTCATAGGTTGGTAAGGCTGCGAGTACCTTATCCTTATAATTTTGAGTCTCTGTGAACTCCTTGAAACTTCGGGTAACTTCAACCGATGTGTCGTCGTAAGCTGGCACACTAACCAAGCTGATTTCTCTCATGGTTGCAATCTTCGAGATAACTCGTGTTGACTGTCCGTTAATTTGTTTCCAAGCCTCACCACCGTTAGCAATCGTGAATCGGAATGACAGACCTTTGAGGTTACCATTCTTGATGTTCGTGTAAACATCGTGCCCTAACGTGGTATCTGGAATATCCAACACAAAATGTAAGCCGTGATCATCTACGGTCAATTTCAGTGTGCCTGCGTCAACACGACCAAGCACGTTAGCAAAATCATGATTGTACAGTGCCAACACACCTGATAGATTTACACCGTCCAAAGCACCTGCCTTGATTACTTCTGTAAAAGGTAGGTTTGTTGACGGCGTGTCCCAAACAATGGCGTACCCTGCAATTTGCCCGATACTGTCATCATTTTGGCTCGCTCGTAGTTCACCCACATCAAGTGGGACAGCTCTGTATTCTGTCTCTGTCATGCTATATCACCCCCTTTGACAGAAGAATATCGTGAGCTTCTTCAGTCGCAACAATGCCTTTATCAACTAAGTTAATCAAGTTGGTTGTTAGTTGTTGGTTTCCATAATCAATGATTGACTGCATATCGATGGAAATGTTACCACCCAACTTCGTGTTAATTTCTGACAACATTGGCTCAATATATTTGTTCAAACCGTTAACATATAGCGCTGAAATCATATTAATTGAACTCTGTTGATCACCCGTTCCATTAAGATACGAATCAGGCACTCCAAACGCTTTAGCAATCTGTGTCCGTCCCCAATCAAGCTGACTGAGATACTTAGCAACATCTGCGTTGATACTGATTGAGGATAGGTTGTACGTTTCATCAAGAATGATTGTTCGTCCACTGTTGTCACCAGAATTAGCTTTTTCAAAATTCTTTCGAACAGCTTCTTTCGCTTCATCTGTCATTTGACCAGCTGCAGGCAATTTTAAAACCGTTGCCGGATTAATTGCATTACGAAGCGTTGCCAAACTCAATCGGTTACTTACAGTTTGTTGTTGCAACTCAGTCGCCAAACTTTCAAGCGGACTGTGACCCAGCAAGTTATCTAATTGGTTTGAACCATACGCCATAATACGAGTATGAATAACGTCAGAAGCTGAATACGTACCACCTTGTAGGCCCGCAAAGGAATTAACCTTATACGTGATTTCACCTGTTACATCGTCTAAGTCGATAACAACTGATGATGTAGGTACGTTAATCAATTCAACTGGGGTACCATCTGGTCTACGCTTGATAAGCATGATTCCGTTACCGTTCAGCAACACGTTAAGTAGGTAGGTCTGCCAGTGGTTATACGAAGCAACCTTTGTACTTGGTTGATTAAGCAACTCGATAAATGGTGAGTTACCTTGGAACGAAGCGCCTGCGATGTCTGAACTGATTAAACTTGTGACAGCGTACAAATCACTGTTCTTTAAGGCAACGTCCGCACTAACCAACTCAGCTGGCTTCAAAGAATTACCAGCGATGATAAACGGCGCCAAGTTACCAGTACCAATTGATTGGCTTGAGCGTGTCTCACCACCCGGGTTAAAAATACTGTTTAGAAGGCTCATTGTTTATCACCGTTTAGAGCAACACCGGTAAAGAAGCCCAATGTTATAAGCTGAATACCTGTTACAATCAGCCCAGCAATCAAGTTCCACATGAACATCGCTACTGCAAACGTAACGAAACCCGTTAAAAGTAAAATAAGGGGTAGAAATTTAACCATGCTTGCTCTCCTTTCTACTTAAAAAGTAAGTTTCATATAATAATCACTGATTTCTTCTGGTGACATGCCATCGAAGAACGATTTCTCTTTGACATCTGCGTTTGTAAATTCAGTGTTGTACCATTGCCCTTCATAAAAGGCGTTAATAATCGCGTCAACCACGTCAATCTTTTGAGAATTGACGTTCTTATCGACCTTAATTCCATTGTTATCCGAAACAACAACCGCATTAACCAATGCTTGCTGCATTGCTTGGTCATCTAACATCGTAATATTCTGCTTGATGAACTGCGATTGTAAGAATTTTGTTGGTTCATTCAAAGATTTGATACCTTGTCGAACCGGGATAATCAAAAATTCATTCTTAATCTCATCTAATCGGCGAATAATCTTACCAGTTCCCCATTGGTCATACAAAATCGCTTGCACATTCAAATCATTCTGTTCAATGAACGTTAGCAACCAATTAAAGACCTCATCTTCATCAATCAAACCAAAGCGGTCACGAGTGATGGTAGCAAATCCGCGCTTTTCAACATCACGATAATCGATGTTATCCCGTTGTTCCTTAGCTTCGATACTACCGGCCTTGGAGATTGGCACCCAACTGTGCTGGTACAGATGATACTTTTGTTGCCCATCGCTACCGATATACGGGAAAACAAACGCCAAAGACGTATCATCATTTGTCTGTGAGTAGTCGAAACCGATAAACACGTCACGCCCATACATATTGAACTCATCAATAATTGCACCTTGAATTAAATCAAGCGGCAGGAAAGCATTATCCTTGGCGTTTTGCCACATGTTCATATTCTTAACGATAAAGTCAGACAACTTCCCCTGTGCCACCTTAGCATCACGTTCAGTAATCATTCCTTCTGTTAAGTTCTTACGCATGTTAGGCAATTCCATCAACGGATTAGACTTTTGCCAAGTATCAGGCAGATATGCCTCATCTTCATCATCTTGTTCCCAGATAAGCACCAAGTCTTTATCAATCTCGTGCCAGTTACCATTCTCAAGATATTTGGCATAACGTTTGTAGTCCTCAAACATCGGTGTATTTGGATCCAACCCAGCCGTTGAAATGTAAAACATTTGGGCAGTTGGGTTATTGACCATTCCAGAAGTCATTGAATTAACAAAACTACGTTCACCTTGGCCAAATAAGTGATACTCATCAACAATACCTGTTGTGTAGTGGTCTCCATCTGAATCACTACCTTGAGCAGATAAGCGCTTCATTGATGTCGACTGTGATTCAATACGCATTTCATTTTGGTTATATTCAACGCCCCACATTTTGGCCAACTTCTTAAACGGACCATTTTGCAATTGCGTCCAGTTATAAGTCATGTACTTATACAGTGGTTTCGTGTGACTAATATCAATACTCGAGACTGCTAGTTGTCGATTAACCTTTGGAAATCCAAACAGGAAATTGTACAAGGTATAAGCTGACAACAATTGTGTCTTACCATTCGTTCGCGCTATGCTGATGAAGATATTCTTAAACCGCATACCTTGCGTTTCGGGATTACGCCAACCTTGAATCATGGCCAAAATAAAACGCTGATAAGGTGAAGGATTGAAAGGTTCACCTGACGTCACATCTTTCAGCAACGTTGCAAACTCAACAATCTTCTTAGCCTCATCAGCGTTATATGTGTAGATAAATCCAGCATCATCTTTAATGCGTTCCAAGTCTGAAACGTGTCGTTCCGCTGCACGCTTGATTTTCTCACCGGCAACAATTCGACCACGCAAGACATCAACTGCGTACGTTAGCGCTGGATCGTCTGGGTATTTTTCAAATAATTCTTTATACTTCCGCATTATTCACCTCCGAAATGCGTTGCCCAATCTTGGGTGTCATCATCATCTGAACTCGCCATATCAATTAAGGTTGCTCGACTTTGCGGTGATAATCCTAAATCACCCCCAACTGATTTAATAACCTTAGTTGCTGAATCAATAATTCCAACAGCAGGATTTTTAAAATACTTCTCGCCTGCTTCATACAAAATACCAATGGACTTAACTGACTCATATGCTTCACGCAACATTTGGTAATTCATGGCCAATGTCTCAACTGCTGAACTATCAGCATTAATGACGTAACCTGATTCATTTAAGAAAGGTACGATTGTTTCCCACATTTTCTTGGCCTCACCAGTCAAATGTTGCGGTGCAATCTCAGATAACTTATCAGCACTTTCCAAGGTCATGTGAAGCTTCTCTGTGCGCTCACGTTGGTCTTTACGATCTGATTCATTGGTTGTTAACTTTGCTTTTCGTGGCACGGTCTCACCTCCTTTCAATCCAAAAAATAATAATAACTGCAGCGTGTTGAAGAGACGGCACTATTTGATATTCGGTTACTTCCTAAGCGACGCAGGCGGGGGTATAAACGATTTTTTAATTATCAACCGGCTAATTACTCGCTCGAAATATAAAACGTCTCAGACACGCTCCTGTGGCTTCTCACGCAATACGTTACGCCACCACTCACGACTTGCATGCTTCAACACATTTTCATTCAACTTCTTTTCAACTGATGTCTTGTGATTGTGTTGAGCCCTAGTCAGTAACCATAAGTTACTTGTGTCTAACTGTTTATCCTTAGTAAGAAGTCGTCTTGGTATGATGTGGTCTACTATCAACTCACCGTCGTCCCATAACCTACCGTCAATTGCGTCAGCATAACCATCACGGCTCTTAACGTATGCGCTTATCTTCTTCCACTGCTTTGTGTTATAGAATCCGTCATGAAGCTCTTGTCGCCTTGTACTGTCATACTCCTTGGTTGCCTGTGCTAGTTCATGCTGTCCACGTATGGTCTGTGCCTTGCGATCTGCATTAGACTGCTTAGCATGTACATACTTCTTCATGCGTGCTTCATAATGTGGTTGGCAATACGTCCAACCTGGTTTAATCAACTCACGGCAACCAATCTCTGCACACCTATGCATTCTCATCGAATCGACCATCAAACGCCGTGTTGCGTGAATATTGCTTACCACCGTTAGTAGCTATATCAACTAATTCATTATCACTATAAATGTACGTGTATTCCCCACGATTGACATTGTTACTCTTAATCAACTTACCCATTAAGTTCTTGTGCATGTCATCGCTCCTTTTCAGTGCAAAATAAAAAGGTAGCAATCAAATGACTGCTAACCTGCGTTATAACTAGACACTACTGTTGTTCGTCCATCTAAACTATCTAAATAGGTTTCATCGGCTACACCGATAAACTCAGCTTTAACGTCCTCCGGTTTCGCCCACTCATAAATAAAATTATCATAGTCCTCATCATCAAGACGCCCACCGTGATAAGCAGGAATAATTTCCTAGCAGCTTCTGCGCTTTCAGCAACCACAACCGCTGAATCATACGTGTCCCAGTCGTCATTCACATCTTGACTAATTTTATATAGGTTCATATTTATCTCCTCTTCAGTGCAAAATAAAAACCAGTTATCAAATAATCTTTAATAACTGATCTAATCAAATAATGAATCATTAACATGCTTTTTAGCTTCTTCTTCGGTATCGTACACGCCGATAACCCAATCACTGTCACCGCATCTCTCGCATGTTTGCATGATGTCATTCATATCTTGTTCACTATCAACACGGGCTACGTAGTTATTCCCATGATGATTTTCAACAGCTGCATAACTCATATCGAAACCTCCAAGGTTACAAATAAAAACCGTGCGCTCACATATCAGGAGCCACGGCACGAAGAACGAAATTAGAAAGCATTTTCCTTATGCTTAATTTGATATGTACACCAGTCGCCACATACAAGGCACTGGCACGGTAATAACTAATAAAGTTGTCCTTTATTTAGTTTCATGTGTATGTATGCCAGGCAACGCTGGGCGCTGTCATGGACTTATGGTGCGAGCCGTCATCGCCTAACTAGTATATGTCCGCGTATAAAAGTCTAGCAGACAAGGCAATGATTAGCCGCTATCGATTATGTACCAAGAGTCACCCTGGATTTTCTTCCGAACCTGCCGGAATACGCATGTGGTCAGGATTTGCACCTAACATAATGTATATTCTTTATCCAAACGGGTAGTTCCTAAACGAACTTCCTGACCTAGCTTATTAAGCAACAGCCACTCCCCAAACCGAAACGTAATACATCTTATTGTCTAAGCGTCTACCTATTCCGCCACACATGCTTTGTTTCAATTATTCTACTCTATTATTTTTACATGGTTTCAACGGTTAAACATACCAAGTTATGGCACTATTCGTATCGCATTTTGGCACCCCTTTTCAAAGGTCAACATAGTGCGATACAGAACTCTTGAACTCACGCTTCCACCTTTGCAGGGCAGTTACGCTCTTGTTTAGTTCTAATGCTATCTTGTACCATGTGTAACGCATTCCATAATGCATATCCAAAACATCGTATTCGTCTTGACCTAAACCATTAAGCCACATTTCAACTATCATCTTGTTGTGATTCAACTCACGCAACTCAAAGTCTTGTTCCAATGTGATCATCTGACTTTCAACAGCATTATTAAACTTATATTGTGCTCGTCCACCACCCACGTTCTCATCAACATCATTATGGAACTTCAAATACATTTCACGGGCCTTTATCTGCTTATCCATGGTTCCATCAAAATAATCTCGTAGTAACCTGTCAACCTTGTCTGCCAAACCGATGTCCTCCATGTTAAAATGAACTTACCTTAAATTCTTTTGCATGGCGCTGGACTTCTGTCTGGCGCTTTTTTAGTGCGCCTTTTTGATTTCATAGATACTAAGTACCACGAACGTTATAAGCCAAAACAGCAAGGCCACCCCGTTTAACCACCAAGCAATTCCAGGCGTGTTCATTGTTGGCGGATAATTTCCAAACTCTATCCAAACTGCTGATAGTCCATATGCAAAGACACCAACTCCAAAACTTATAAAAAGGTTCCCCAAAACATTCATCTAATCCACCTCTCCTTCTTCTACCCAATAGTAATAGCCAACTAACCATTTGCTGACCATATGTTTGATGAGCCACTTGCTACTTGTTCGATATGCCTGACGCTTGTTCCACGTCCGCACAATCACGCGATTGCCTTCTGGCGTATAAGCGAGCTTGAAGTAGCCTTGCTTATCTCGGAAATAGTAATACTTACGCATGATCATCTTCTTTCGAGTCGTTCATTTGATATACCTTCAGATATGCATCACGCTATCCTTCTACTAACTCTATTGCACGTTCTACTAACTCTATTGCACGTTGTGCCTTACGTTCGTATTCACGACGCGCTTTATCAGCTTTATATGACTCATATCCGTAGATACCAGCCACAACCCACAACAATGCCACACCAACCCAATATGCCATTATCCTTCCTCCGTTAAATCAACTTGGAATACGTACGACTTGTTGATGCGAGAAACCAACTTCGAGTTTGCATACCGAACTTCATAGAATTCACCATATTCCTTAATTTCAGAAACAACCCTGCTCGAATACTTAATAGCGTCGCCAATATTGAAAACGCCATGTTCATCAGCATGAAGTGTTTTAATCTTCATTATTCTTTCACCTTCACCTTTCGTGCTTTCAATGCGCTTAGGCCAGCAACTAGCTTGTCAGCATCGGCTTCACTAAATTCATAATAGTGGCCAAAATCAATTACATACTTAGTCATTACTTCCCCTCCAACTCAATCCATGCATTAATCCCTTCGCTACGCTTACTGTTACGCAGTTGATTGGCTAGTTGCATGGTCACAACGTGTTGGTGAATATCCTTCTTCTTGCCATTGATCACTTCTTGCCACTTAACGATAATCATCTTATTTCCTCCATACGGGCTCACAGTCTTTCCACACTTGGCTGTTTGTTTTCTATATTTAAAAGTTGCTTCTGATAACCGTTCCAGTTTCATCAACCGACAAGCCGGCTACACACGAATATTCGTTGTATATTTCAACTGAAATATTTTCAACGCCATATTTTTCGAAAACTCTTTTTGAATACTTTTTAAAAGCTCGTTCTAACTTTTCACAAGTCTCGTAAAAGTTACTTTCGCTTGTTTTGTATGATTCATCATAAGGTTCGCACTCGTAATATGCAGTGTTGTTTTCTACGTGATGCAGCTGGATAGATTTATAAATGCTGTTCTTGAAAACGCCTTTAACAAAGTCGTGATAAAAAGTGCCACGCAATTCAGATTTTTCTTTTTCAAGGTTCTTCATGTCGTAACGGGCTTACAGTCTTTTCCACCCTTGGCTGTTTACGTTTACTCGACTTCTTCTACTACGTCGTTCTTGAGAACAATCAGTTGATTCAATCCCTCGATATATTTAATTGACTCATCTGCCTTATGCTCCAAGTCTCGAATGCGTTCAACCGTCATTTTGTAGAAGTTGTCTGCATCTTCTTCGCTAGTGTCATAGGCTAGGTATGCAAATTTTGCACTATCGCGATAAACGTCATGCGAAAACGCACTGATGTGATCCATTTTTAGACGTTGTGCCGCCTCTGCAAGGTCGGTTTTGAGTTCATCTGGGAAATCATTCGAGAAGATGTGGTAAACGGTCACAATGACCTTGCTGTGAGGATTGATGACCATACCAACTTCGCCGCTATGCCATACTTGTGTGCCGTTATTTTGCATCTTGACCATTTCTGCATCCATGTTGAATGATGTCAGCCAGTTCTTCCAATTATTTCGCTCCGTTTTGAAGCGGCTCTTCAATTGTTCTGCTGCATGCTCGCTGAACTCATACAGCTCAATACGCTTAATTCCCATATTTACTCCTTTGTTACCCACCACTAACCCGTCATTTCTGACACACCCAATATTTTAGAAACGCTGTACAACACGCCTACCGTTCGCTGTGCGCCCGTTTGACGCATTAGCGGCTAATCGGTCAGCTCGTGTCCTTCTAAGTTCTGACAGCTTCTCTGCTGTCCCCTTAGCCATATCTGCAACTGATGCATAGCCAAGTTCTTTAGCCATACGTTGATTTTGCTGATCAATCTGTTCAGCAGTTGGTTTACTTGGTCCGCTTTCAAACTTTAACGGTTTACCAAATCTTCCCACTTGACCACGCATACTCCTTTGTTTCTCAAATTCTCCAACCTGTTCAGCCGTTGCAAGTCCATTGGATATCCAAAGCTCAACCTTTTTCTTGACGTAAGCGCTTGAATATCCGCCTTCATTTTTTGCAGCACGTATGGCTAGAATTAAAATTTTTCTCGCTTCCGTTTCATCCGGAGCAATTCTCGCTATATCAACCAAGAAGTAGTAAATGTCTTCAGACGTATACTCGTTTGTCTCTATTTCATTCGCAGTCCATTCCCGCATAATTTGGGGGTTGTTTCGTGTAAGCATTGAAACTGCCTTCCGTTCCGTCCGCCGCCGTTCGTACACGCAAAATCCCCTATACTATGAAAGCGGCTCTTCCGGCGGCGGACTGTGTTATTAACTTGTGTTATTAATATGTGTTCTTATCTTTGACCGTATGATCAATAGGGTATTGATTATTCTGTCATGGGGGTATTGACCATATGGTCAATAGGTAGCAGATTAATTAATCGACCTTCAACGACCTTACTTTGGGGCTTATATTGTAGTTCGGTAGTAATGTACCCAAGCGCTTCTAAATTACTGATGTGCCTAGATACCGTTTCTTTCCGAATGTTATATCGCAAAGCTAATTTCGCGTTGCTAATGAACACTTTGCCATAAACATTTGCCAGTGCCGCAATTTCGCCATATATCATCTTTGCATCTGACTTTAATCTGTCGTCATGAGCAATTTGCGCTGGTATGAACAAATAATAATTAACACCCTTAAATTCTTCAGACATAATTCACCTCCTAAAATGGAAGATCATCATCGTTCAACGGCGGTAAGTCGTTGCCGTACACATCATTAGGCGAGAAGCCCCCTTGTTGAGGTGCTTGCTGACCATTGAAGTTGTTTTGTTGTGGCGTACCATTGAACCCACCATTACTTGGTTGTGCTGATTGCCCCTTGCGTTTCTCTGTCTGCTCTTTTGTTTCAACTAGAGTAAAGTTACTTACTACTAGTTCAGAAACGTATACACGCTGTCCTTGTTGGTTCTCATAGCTTCGTGTTTGCCATGAACCCTCCATTCCTACCTGTGAACCCTTAGCCGTCATATTGACAAAATTCTCGGCAGCCTTGCGCCAAATCACAAAGTTGATGAAGTCACTCTCACGCTCTCCGCTTGCATTAGTGAAATCTCGATTTACTGCGATGGTTCCTGACGCAACTGCTGCACCCGACGTTGTGTACTTAATTTCAGGCTCCTTAGTAAGCCGTCCGATTAGTGCGACGTGATTCATTGTCTATTTCCTCCATTCGCTTGAACGTCATAATTCCAAGACGTTGCAATGTTTCAGGGTCTAACTTGATACCCTTAACGTGATATTTCTGTTCAAATGCTGGCCACCCAATGTTGTGTGCTTCATTGTGGTGAACTCGGCATAATGCAATAAGGTTCTTTTCTCTGTGGTCTACCAGATTTCGGTCGTTACCCATTCCAACTGTGTCAATGTGGTGGACATCAGCAGGGCGTCCACACACCACACAGCTTCGGTGGCTCAACGATGAATACATATA